TGTAGCCTTATGTATGCTAATGAAGTCGAGAGACAGACACTAGAGTTAGAAAGATTAAAGATGGAAATCAAGATGCTGAAGAGTCAGCTTAACCCAACACTACCAGCGTCTGGTGATGACTGGTAACATTAGATAGGAATTGAAGTGATTAAACGATTAAGTAGCAGAGTAAAACGAAGAGTAGCACTAAGACGTACACGCAAAGAACTACAGTCACTGTCGGATGCAAGTCTAAAGGACATTGGTTTGTATAGGTGCAACATTGAAACAACTGCTCGAAGCAATGCGGGATACCCTGCAAACATTTAAATAAAGGAATTATCATGTATTTAGTATTAGTATTATCTTTCTTAGTAAACGGCACCCCTGAGATGCCACAAGTGTTGATGCAATATGATACACTTAATGAGTGCCAAGTATTCTTAACCCAATACTCAGCATCTCAAGATGAAGTGAACATTGAAACCACAGCAGCTGGTACAGTGTCTGCAGTGAACAAGCATTCAGGTGGTGAGATCTGGGCTGTATGCGCTAAGAACGAGATGTAATATGCAGCACATAGGTGGTGATGAGTGGACAAGCGAGGAATACGAAGATGAGTAGATTAGTATTTGATATTGAGACTGATGGCCTAGACCCTACAAGGGTATGGGTAATTGTTACTCAAGACATCGACTCAGGCACCGTGGCCACCTATGTAGAGGGCCAATGGCAAGCCTTTAACACTGCAGTACGAGAAGCAACGGAAGTTATAGGCCACAACATTATCGGTTATGACATCCCAGCGTGTGAGAAGCTACTAAAGACAGACTTCAGCGGCCTAAAGGTCACAGACACCTTAGTCATGTCTAGGTTAGCTAATCCACAGCGTGACGGACACTCCCTCCAATACTGGGGCGAGCAACTAGGTTACCCTAAAGGAGAATATAGTGATTGGTCTAAGTATACGCCAGAAATGGTGGAGTATTGTAAGCAGGACGTTAGGGTTAATGAACAAGTTTACAAACGACTCTTACTCGAACTTGATAGCTTTAGAGACGAATGCGTCATACTTGAGCATAACGTACAGGATATCATACAGAAACAAATACGGAACGGGTGGCTCTTAGATCAACCTAAAGCAAGGGATCTAGTAGCGGAACTTAAGGAAGAATCATACAACCTAGAAGAGGAGGTGCAGAGAGTCTTTAAGCCATTACCTACATTCATTAAAGAGGTACGACCTAAGATCAAGAAGGATGGCTCAACGAGTATCGTAGGGCTTAAGTTCCTAGGTGACCAATGGACGCAGGTAGGTGGAGACTTCAGCCGTATTGATTGGCCAGTGTTTAACCTAGGCAGCCGACAGCAGATTGGACGCTACTTGAAGCACTTTGGATGGCGTCCTAAGACGTTTACTGAAACCGGACACGCCATAGTGTCTGAGGAGATCTTGAAAGCAGTTAAGGGCATACCTGAGGCAGCTTTGATAGCTTCTTATCTATTAGTTGGCAAGCGTATTGCTCAAGTAGCTAGTTGGCTCTTGGCAGTGAATGAGTCTAACGGAAGAGTACATGGGTACGTTAACACTAACGGCGCTGTGACTGGACGTATGACACATAGCAAGCCTAACCTTGCACAGGTACCTAGCTCGAATAGCTTGTACGGCCCTGAGTGTAGAGCTTGTTGGATAGTTGAGGAAGGCTATAAGCTCGTAGGTATAGACGCAAGTGGACTTGAGTTACGAATGTTAGCTCATTACATGAACGATCAAGACTATACAGACACCATACTAACTGGTGACATACACACAGCAAACCAAAAGGCTGCGGGTCTTGAGACACGTAACCAAGCTAAGACGTTTATCTACGCTTACTTATACGGCGCAGGTGACGAGAAGATAGGTTCAATTGCAGGTGGAGGGCGTAAGAAGGGAAAGCAACTTAAAGAGAGCTTCCTTAAGGCTACCCCCGCACTTGCAGAACTTAAGGACAATGTTGCACAGTCGGCAGCTAAGGGCTACATAACAGGCTTAGATGGACGTAAAGTGTTTATCAGGTCAGAGCATGCGGCACTTAACTCGCTACTGCAGTCAGCAGGCGCTATCATAATGAAGCAGGCATTAGTTATACTAGATGACTATGCCACACGTTGGAAACTTGATTATAAGTTCGTTATGAATTGCCATGATGAATTCCAGTGTGAAGTTAGGGCCGATCAAGCTGAACGCTTTGGCTCGCTAGCCGCTAGTTGTATTGAGGCAGCAGGTATTCACTTTAAGATGCGCTGCCCTTTAGCAGGAGAGTATCAAGTTGGCGAGAGTTGGGCTGAGACACACTAGGAGGTGTTATGTTACGGAAGTGTATTGACTGTGGTACTGAGGCCCACACTTCAAGTGAGCTTGAGAACTTTGGTAAGAGTAATGTATCTAAACATGGTAGACGTAACTTATGTATACCCTGTGGAGGCAAGCGGACAGACAACTCGTCTAAACGTATGCGTGATTGGAAGACAGACCATCAAGTAAAGAGACGCTATGCTATAACACGTACAGTCTATCTTAAACGAATGGCAACATCTGACAGGTGTGAGGTGTGTAGTAAAACGGAAGAACTATGTTATGACCATGACCATAGTAACATGAAGTTTAGAGGTGTATTATGCCGAGGCTGTAACCGCAGTATAGGTCAGCTGGGCGATACATTAGAAGCACTTAAACGTGCAGTACGTTATTTAGAAAAGGAAGTTAAACAATGAACATAGCACAACAAGAGCAGCAACATGCAAATGCAACTTATTTTATTGAGGAAGGTGAGCAATGGGTACGATGGGCTGATGGGGGCCGCCGCCGCTTAGCTTTATTGAACAAGAAGAATGCTGCACGTATGTATGTAGATGGCACATATGTTGCTAAGTCGCATCCTTTATGGAAGTCTGGGCGCTACAACTCATTCAACGATGCAGCCTTTAGCTCGTTCACAAACTATAGTCAGTCAACTAAAGGTGATGTCTACGTTATTACCAATGACGCTTGGCCTGAATGGATTAAGGTAGGTAAAGCTATTGATGCAAGTGACCGCCTGAAGAGCTATCAGACTAGCGACCCATTTCGAGCTTACTCATTACGCTATAGTGTGAGCCTAGCTAATCGTCACACGTCTGAGGTTAAGGCACATAAGGCACTTGAGTTGCTTAGTGATGACCGTAAGAATGAATGGTTTAAGATTGACTTATCCAAGGCTGTAGCTTGCCTAGGTGCCTTAAGTGAGTAAGCAGAAGAAGGGTATGCCTTTTCAGAAGTGTTTTGTTGACGCAGACTCTATAATCTATCGTATTGCGGTAACCTCTAGCTCAGTAGCTCAAGGTAAGAAGTACTACGATAAGGCGATAGAGGATATTCAATGGGACACCTGTAGCGATGAAATGTTTGTTGCTGTTAAAGGTGTAGGTAACTTCAGGTTTGATGTTGCTGCAGACTATAAAGGTCAACGTGTAAGTGATGCAGCTAAGGCTAAGGCTGACCCTGCTGTAGGTAAGAGACGTAACGCTTTAACTGAGTATGCTTGGAAGCTAGGGCATCATAAGTCAGACTACTGTGAGGCCGATGACGTTGTGTCTATATGGGCACAGGAGGCCATGGAAGCTGGAGAGCATTATGTTATAGCTCATATTGATAAAGACATTGATATGGTCGAGGGGTGGCATTATAACTTTACTAAGAAGAAGTTGTATTACATTGATGAGCATGAGGGACACTATAAGATGTGTATCCAAATGCTCACTGGTGACGCCACAGACCATATTAAAGGTATCAAAGGTATTGGCCCAAAGAAAGCTGAAAAGCTCTTGACGGACGTACCCACAGGTGATATGCTTACCAAGGTCAGAGAAGCATGGAAGGAACATCATCCTGAGGACTGGCATGACCGTCTTGAGGTGTGCTGGAACTTGTTGTACATGCGTAGGACTTGGGATGGCTTTAAACGACTAACGATAGAGGAGATATTCAATGACACAGAAGTTTAGATCAGGGCTCGAGAGTGCCTTTAATGATGCTGTAGGAACTGAAGACTTTCTCTATGAACCTTACCGTATACCTTACATCATTAAGAAGAAATATGTACCTGACTTCATTGACAAGCGCACTGGAGCTATGATAGAATGTAAGGGCTTCTTTAGGGTAGGTGATACACAGAAGTACAAGGCTATACGAGATGAAATCGATAGGCCTTTAATCTTTGTATTCACTGACTCACGGAAGCGCCTACGTAAGGGTGCTAAGATGAACCTAGGGCAATGGTGTGAGAAGGAAGGTTTAGCTCACTTCACTATGAAAACAGTTGATGAATTACTGGAGCATTTAAAATGTCTACCTACGAGGAATTAAGAGAACAGATATTAAATAACTATGATGTCGATATGCTTTGTGAGATACTAGGCATTACCGCTGAGTCATTAGTGGATCGTTATGAAGACATGATCATGAAGAACATGGACTTGTTTGAGGATGCTATTAATGAGTAAAACATGGGGTATAGACGCGGCCTTTGACGAGCCTAAGGCGCTAGAGTCGCAAGTGGCAGGAAGCCACTATACGGACTTAGGTATGCAGCCGCTTGAGATAACCTACGCTAACTTTGGTTACGAAGGTATTAGAGCTACTGCATATACTAAGGTCAACAAGTATCTAACACGTGAGAAGGGTGAACATCGGGAGAACATAGAGAAAGCTATACACGTCCTAGAGATTCAATTGGAACTTTTTGACAGACATAGCGACACTGATGCCCTAGATGCTCTCCTACGTAAGAAGCACTATGGTGCCATTGATGACCAATGTGATACTGATGCGGATGGAAACATATGAAACGATTGATTAATATGCTTAAGCGTCATGAAGGTGTCGAGACGCATGCCTATGTAGATACTGTTGGTAAGGTAACTATAGGCGTAGGGCGTAATGTGGACTCTGAAGGCGGCCTAGGGCTGTCTGAGGAGGAGATTAACTTCATGTTAAGTAATGACATAGCTAGAGTCGAAGATGAGTTACATGGCTCCTTTGACTGGTTCATAGGACTCAACGGGCCACGTAGTGATGCTATGATTAACATATGCTTTAACTTGGGCATGCCTCGGCTAAAGAAGTTTAAGAAAGCTCTTGCAGCTATGGAGTCTAAAGACTATACTCTAGCAAGTATAGAGTTTCTAGATAGTCGGTGGGCGGATCAGGTAGGCCAAAGGGCCATAGAGTTATCAATAATGATACTGGAGGGAAAGTATAGTAATGTTAATAATTAAACATATAGAATGTATCATGGAAGGCTTTGAGTGTGACATGAATACAGCTATTCAATTATATAAGCGTGGTACCATTTGGGAGGACTAAAGATGTTAGCAGAGTATACGGTGGACTTAGTTGCTGAGGTTACAACCACAGTGACCTTAGTAGCAGAGAGTGAAGAGGATGCCTTTGACTCTGCATACAATCAGTTGATAACAGCAGTACGAGAAGAGACAGCCATAGAGACTATAGAGCTTATAGACTATGATGTGAAGAAGAATGAAAACAGAATACACTAACCTAAAGAGTAATGAAGATGAAACTTAAATTAAGTGATGTACAAGTAGAGCAGGTAGGTGTAACATGTTTGGATCAGTTGCACTTTGATTTGAAACAAGAGATTTATGCTAATGACCTTGACCCATACCTAGATTCAGATGATCTAGTAGCTATGATACGTACTGTCATTAGTGTGGAAGTTATTATGCAGGAGCTGATGCATCCCACTGTGTATGAGTTATGGAAACGTGAGAATGGTATTGAACTATGATGACTACTACAGAAGGGCCTAAGACACGTATTAGCCAAGAAGTACATGCTAAGAAGTATCGTATGGAAGGAGAGTCATTCAAGGAAGCTCAGAACCGCTTTGCTTCTACATTGTCAGATAGTGAGGATCATTTCTATGCCTTACGTGACATCTTGTTAGAGCAGAGGTTCATGGGTGGCGGACGTACACAACTAGCCATTGGTTCACCTACAGCTACTACAGCATTCAACTGTTTCGTTAGTTCACCTATCGAAGATGACTTTAATAGCATCATGGATGGCGCTAAGGAAGCTGGTAAGACAATGCGTAAGGGTGGTGGCATAGGCTACGACTTCTCACGGTTGCGTCCTAAAGGCTCCTTAATCGTGAGCTTAGGTTCACAAGCCTCAGGCCCTATCAGCTTCATGCGTATCTTTGACAGCCTATGTAAGACTGTAAGTAGTGCTGGACACCGCCGAGGTGCACAGATGGGTGTCCTACGTGTAGACCATCCTGACATTGAAGAGTTTATACATGCTAAGCAGAATAGTACTGAGCTGACGGCATTCAATATCTCTCTAGGCATAACTGATGAATTCATGGAGTGTGTCAGAGATAAGAAGATGTTTAACCTAGTCTTTGAAGGTAAGATATACAAGCAGATCTTTGCACCTACCTTATGGGAGATGATCATGCGTTCTACGTGGGACTGGGCAGAGCCGGGAGTTTTGTTCATTGACCGTATTAACGAGATGAATAACTTACATTACTGTGAGACTATTGAAGCTACTAACCCTTGTGGTGAACAGCCCTTACCTCCTAACGGCGCATGTCTCTTAGGTAGCTATAACTTAGTTAAGTACATTGACTTTGATGATGAAGGTACTAGGTCGTTTAACTTTGCGCAGCTAATGCAAGACATACCTGTAGTCACAAGGGCTATGGATAACATACATGACAATACTGTGTTTCCACTTGAGAAGCAGGCAGAGGAGTCGCGTGACAAGCGTAGGATGGGATTAGGTGTAACTGGGTTAGCTAATGCGATAGAGGCGTTAGGCTTCTCCTATGGAAGCCCTAAGTTCCTAGAAGTAGCTGAGGACATATTCAAAGTATTGAGAGATGAAACATATCGCACCTCGGTAGCCTTGGCTAAAGAGAAGGGTGCATTTCCTATGTTAGACGTTGATCAATACTTAAAGGGTAAGTTCATTAAGACGCTACCTAAGACAGTTAGAGCAGGGATTAGGAAGTATGGAATACGCAACAGTCATCTACTTAGCTTTGCTCCTACTGGTACTATATCGCTTACGGCGGATAATGTTAGTGGTGGTGTTGAACCTGTGTTTAGTTATGGTTATGATCGTACTATTCAAACCGAAGATGGGCCTATCGTGGAGGAAGTTATGGATTATGCTTTTCGCACTTGGGGTGTCCGTGGTAAGAAAGCTAATGACTGTACTGCGGAGGAACATTTAAGTGTCCTCGCGCTAAGCTCACAGTACGTTGATAGTGCAGTAAGTAAGACTATTAACTGCTCACCTGAGATGCCTTGGGAAGACTTTAAGTCTATCTACATGGGCGCTTGGGAGCAGGGATGCAAAGGTTGTACTACGTTCAACTCAGGAGGCAAGAGGTTTGGTATCTTGAATGATAAACCTGAGGAAGAGCTTAAGGCAGAGGATAAGGTAGCAGAAGCATGTTACATTAACTTTGAGACCGGACAGAAAGAGTGTAGTTAACTAGAAACGCAAAAAGGCCCCAAGGTTCTCTAAAGTAAGAGAGCCAAGGGGCCTTTATTTTGCCTGCAATTTGAGGTTAGTACTGTTGCTTAAGCATACTCATGTTTCTTTCATCAGCTTGTACTGCATCACTGACGAACTGCGTAGGTGCTGAGGTGAACGCTCCGCTCCTAGGTACAGCATTAGGAGCAACTCTGCCCCCTTTAACCATATCAACTAGGTCTGCGTTACGAGACATCTGCCTACGTTGACCAAAGCCTTTAGCTAACTTACCTACACCTTGACCAATGATCTGAGGTATAAGACTAGCGCCTCCAGTGCCTACAGTAAGTAGAGCAGACAATTGCATGTTAGGTGCAAGATGCCTAAGAGACTTAAGCCCTTGTTCAGTATACGTACCTTTGTCAGCTAAGAACCTTTCAAAAGCCTTAAGCTCCACAGGTTCATAATACTTAGCTTGCCTAGGATCCTGTAGAATCTTGTTAACCATAGTTTTCATCTGATCGACTATAGGTGCATTCTTAAAGGAGTCATCAAGCATCATCTTCTTATTGATACGGTCAAACTGTTCAGCCTTCTTAAAGCGATTGTTAGCTACTCTTGCTAACTTCATAACTTCAGAGTTATTAGGATGCTTAGCTATCAAGTCATCAACTGAGTTAATAGCATCAAGTATAATACTCTTCTCTGCCTTGTTGCCTGCAGTAGAGTTATAACGCTTCCACATATCCCTCTGTAATTCATCTAACTCTTTAAGGTCAGTACCTTTCTTGTTGTTACGTGATGCTAGTGCCTTGAACTGATTAAAGACTGCTACAGCTTGTTTATCATCAGGAGATATCTTCTTCTGTATAGTACCAATCAACTGATTGACTGCCTTGTTCACGGCTGTAGGTGCATACCTAATACCTGACTTAGCTACTTGGTCATACAGTTCATTCTTAGATTGCTCTAGGTTAGCTGTAGTAGGTACGTCTAACGACTTCTGAAACTTCTTACTAAAGAAGTCCTTGCCTACACTAATAGCCTTACCACCTAGGATACCAAAGGATGCAGCAGAGATGACTACAGTAGGCGACAAGGCCACTTCAGCCCTTTCAGCTACAGTTCCATCAGCAGTCATAAAGACGTAAGGTACAGCGCCTATGATGCCCTGAGTGCCTTGGTTGACTACACCAGCGGCTTTACCAGCGCCCTGTAGTAACTTAACAGCACCTAAGGCCTTGTTGATGGGACTAAGTATCATACCAGTTACTTCAGCGCCTGTAGACAGTACAGCATGTTCATCAGCAAAGCGTTCTCTATCTTGAGACTCGTATTGCATCTGTGCATCATAGATCTCACCAAAGGTAGAACCTTCTTCGTTACCTGTGATAAAGTCTTTAGCTACTGTAGCGCCTGCGGTTAGACCTGATGACATTTCATCTAGGCCGCCTACAGTTAAAGCATCAACACCTGCCCTAGCTGTATCAAAAGCTAACTTAGGTACAGCCTTAGCACTGTCTAGTAGACCAGCGAATACTGACTGTTCCTTAGGCTCTTGGGCAACCTTAGGAGCCTCAGCTTCTACCTTAAGGCCGTCTAGATAATCAGCCCAATCATTAACAGCTTGTATGTTGCCATCAGCGTTAGCGGCATTAAGAGCCTTAATAGCCTGTTCTCTTGTGTATTGCGCCATGTTATATAACCTTAATTTAAGTATTGTGAAGCATTAGCATTCATAGTAACACCATTGGTATTACCTTGGTTACCGAAGCCTTTCTTAGCTTCTTTCTTAGCTGCTTCTTTCTTCTCATCAGCTTCTTTCTTAAGTTTAGCCTTAACAACCTTCCAGCCTGCTTTACCATGAACTGTCTGACCATAAAGATCTTCAAACTGTTTAATCTTCTTAACTAGATTCTCTTTAGTCTGATCTAAGGAGAAGCTCTTAAGCATGCCTTGTAGCAAAGCTAATTCCTTCTCAGTTACCTGACCTAAAGCACCACCAGTAACACTATTGTCACGCATGGACTGTAGCTCACCAAAGCCAGAGTTAGATTGGATAACTATTAAAGCAGCTTCAGCGTTCTTACGTTCTGAGGATGCACCTGTCTTGGACACTAGGTTACCTGCGATACCTAAGATAGGCGTTAACAAGCTATCCATCTCAAGATAAGTAGATAACTCCCCTAATGACTGCATAACAGCTGTAGTGTGTATCTCTTTAGACTCTTCAGATCCTGCAGTCTTGTTCTCCGCGGCTAAAGCATCATTATAAGGTTTACTTCCTTTAATAGGTTCCATACCATCTACGTTACCTTGGTCATCAAAGATAGCCTTATATCCTGTAGGTAACGTGATGTTAGTAGAGGTATTATTACCTGTCTTATTAACCCAAGTGAGTTTACCAGTCGGTGACTTCTGCCATATGCTACCTGCAGGGTAATTACCACCCTCCTCACCTATAGCTGCATTAAGCTGCTCACCCGTGAATGTCTCAAAGCTCTTAGGTGCTTTACTATCCTGCTCAGCCTGCCAGTTACTTTGTTTAAGATCATCCTGAGCTCTAGCGTACTCTAACTGTTCCTTATCTGCAGCAGCCTTAGCTTCAGCCTTAAGCAAGTCATCAGCTTCTTTATCTGCAGCTTCCGCAGCTTCCTTTGAAGCCTTAGCTAAAGCCTTAGCTTCATCTTCTTCTTCTTTCTTCTTAGCTTGTGCTAAAGCTAACATCTTAGTTGCAGCGGCCATATGGTTAGCAGACTGTAGTAACTTAACCTGAGCAAACATAGTCTCAGAGCTATTAGAACCTGCAGCACCTAAGTAACCTTCTTGTGCTTGCTTCTTAGCAGCTTCAGCAGCCTCTAGTTTCTCACGTGAAGAGCCACCATCCATCTTACCTGCTAATGCACGACCTAAGGCTGAGCCTAGGAAGCTAGCAGCTTGTGCTTGGTCAGGCCTAGCGGCTCCTCTAGAAGCCTGTTGCATTAGCTGACGCTGTAGGTCACTTGAACGTTGGTTACGTTGTGACATTAGGTCATCAATCGATGGGCCTTGTGTGAATAATCCTTGTTGTGCCATGATATAATACCTTTATTACGTAAACAGATTAGAGAGCCAATCGGCACCAGTATCAGTACCTAGGAATGCAGAGCCTGCACCGATGGCGCCAGTCAACCAAGGATCAGGTTGGTAGTTAGCGGCATTAGCTTGGGCTTGTCCAGTCATACGAGAGATAGCATTCTGTTCTGTGCCCATCTCATAGTTCTGAGCTAATGTATCACGTTGTAAGCCATACTGTTGGCCATTAGTGAGCATACCCATCTCATAGTCTTGTAACTGTTGTTGCTGCGCTAGACCCATCTTCTGTTGACCTAAGCCATAGTCTTGCGTCTGTTGTTGCTGTTGTAAAGCCATGTTCTGTTGATTAAAGTCAAAGTTATTAGTCTGCTGCTGTTGTGCTAAACCAAAGTCCTGTTGAGCTAATCCATAGTCCTGTAGCTGCTGTTGTTGTGCTAGACCATAGTTCTGTTGATTAAAGTTATAGTCTTGTAGCTGCTGCTGCTGTTGTAGACCTTGGTTAAACCCTTGACCTTGCGTAGCTAGGGCTAACTGATCTTGACCCATCGATTGATCAAAACTTTGACCTTGTGACTGAAGAGCTAACTGATCTTGACTCATACCTTGGTTGAACTGTTGGCCTTGAGCCTGAAGAGCTAATTGGTCTTGACTTAAGTTCTGACCAAAGCTTTGACCTTGAGTCTGTAAAGCTAATTGAGCTTGACTTAAACTAAAGTCTCTCTCTTGTCCTTGAGAAGCTAAGTCAAAGTTCTGTTGGTTTAAACTAAAATCTCTCTCTTGTCCTTGAGCCTGAAGAGCTAATTGTTGGTTACTCATACCTTGGTTGAACTGTTGCCCCTTTGCCTGCAGAGCTAGTTGATCTTGGCTTGTACCATAATCCTGCGCTTGACCTTGCTGAGCTAAAGCTAACTGATCTTGACTTAGGTTCTGACCAAAGCTTTGACCTTGCTTCTGAAGAGCTAACTGATCTTGACTTAGGTTCTGACCAAAGTTCTGGCCTTGTGTCTGTAAGGCTAATTGATCTTGACTCAAGTTCTGATTGAACTGCTGCCCCTGTGACTGAAGAGCTAACTGATCTTGACTTAGATTAAAGTTTCTATCTTGATTCAATTGATCTGCAGTTAGTCGGTCTTTGTTAAGATCATAGTTCTGATCCTGTGTCTGCTGAGCTAAACCGAAGTTCTGTCCAGCCATCCCTTGATTGAAGCCTTGATTCTGCTGAGCTAAACCGAAGTTCTGTGTGAGCATACCTTGGTTAAACCCTTGACCTTGAGATGTTAAGTCAAAGTTACGATTAGATAGCCCTTGGTTAAACCCTTGACCTTGGGAAGCTAGACCGAAGTTCTGATTAGCAAGGCCTTGATTAAATCCTTGATTCTGCTGAGCTAAACCGAAGTTCCTATTGGCTAAGCTCATGTTCTGTTTCTGAAGGCCCTGAGAGAAGGAGTCAGTAGTTGACTGTGCAGCTAAACCAGCTAAGGCTTGTGACTGTGCTTGGCTAACACCTAAGGCGTCTGGGGAAACCATGCCGCCTGTAGCACCTGTACCTGCACCTTCGCCAGCTAAACGTAGACCTAAGCGTCCTGTGCCAAACATAGACTCTTTAGCTTGAGTATTCTGTTGTGCAAACTGGGGCTGTAGTAACTCAGATCTTTGATTAAACAAATCCTGTGATGTACTCTGTTGAGGAGAGCCTGATCTAAAAGTAATAGGTTTGAATGTACCTGTATCAGGAGAGCCTTGAGGGATTCTAGACACTTGTGGTGCACCAATGTTGCCTTGACTTAGACCTTGCTGCTGAGTCTGTTGATTCTGTTGTTGATTAATACCTGAAGTATCACCCGTATATGGTTGTGCTAACGGCATTTGATTGTTTCCTTATTAATATTATGACCAACGAGTCGGTGGCGCTTGTAGCTGCATAGGTGCCTGTAACATGCCGCCTTCTTTAGGTGCCCATGCTGGTCTAGCCTGAGGACTCATATCCCACTGAGGTGCCCACATAGGATTCTGTTGCTGCTGAGGCTGCTGAGGCATATGAGGCATCTGAGGTGACCCACCCCACATAACAGGGTTACCATGTCGAGGTAACTCAGGTGAAGGCCAATTAGGTGCCCAAGGCTGCCTAGGTGCTTGTGAACCTTGGTTGCCATTAACAGGAGGCGCCCATGAAGGTCTGTCCTGAGGTGCTGGTGGCTCGTAAGGGTTGCCAGTAGGTAACTGACCTAACGGAGGTGCCTGAGGTGCCTGAGGAGCTTGTGGAGCCTCTGGGGTAGTAAGCATACCACCTTGAGGTGCAGCAGGTGCCGCTGTAGCCGCTGTAGCCTTAATGTCTACTGAACCATCAGTATTGTACACTGAGGAGCTAGGTGGCCTGCCTCCAGTAAGCTTAGCAATAGCCTTCTGATCTTTAGTTGTTGGGTGACCTTCAATAAAAGCATGGGGTAATTGTTTATCAATCTGAGGTTTACGTGCTAAGGTAACTAATTCCTTCTCAGATAGACCCTTGTTCTCAGGTAGCTGTAGTAGTCTTTCATACTCTGCCTTAGCTTCATCATTCATACCATAGTTAGTTTGATTCCAAAAGGCTGCCCCTGCTTTCTTAATGATAGCCGCTAAAGGATTGGCTGCAGTACTTAACCAACCTAAGGCTGTGTCAGGCATCTCAAGTTCCTTAGCTTTACCTTGTGGGTAATTAGCCCCTGACTTTGTTTGTTCTGTAAGATTAATGTTAGGGTCTAACTGAGCTTCCTTACGTGTCAAAGCATCAACCTTGTTCACATTAGTTTCTTTAGCTGCCTTAGGCGTCTTAGCAACCTTAGGCTCTAACTGAGCTTCCTGTCGAGCTAACTTATCAGCAGTAGCTTTGTTATCACGCTTAACTTTAGACTTCTTAGCTGCAAGAGCCAAAGCCTTGACGCCAGCCTTCTTGTCATCAGCATCTCTATCAGCTTTCTTCTGTGCTGCTATCTTGTCATTAGCGACCTTAAGGGCTTTAGCGTTAGCGTCTTTAGTAGCCTTAGCTTTAGCTGCAGCACGCTTATCAGTCTCCTGTTTCATTACAGCTTTATCTAATAATGCTTTCTTAGCTGCTTTAGCGTTAGAATCTTTAGTTTCCTTAGCTACCCTAATAAGTGTGGCTTTAGTTTCAGCTTCAATGCGCTTATCTTCAGCAGCACCTTCTCTAGAAGCCTTAAGACGTGCTGAGGCTTTCTTATCTTTAGCCATCTTAGCTAGTGTCTTCTTGTGTGCAGCTATCCGTGCTTTCTTCTTAGCTGCCTTAGCTGCCTTATCTTCAGCCCTAGCAGTTGTAGTGCCTGTACCTGTTCCACGTGCTTGTGCCATGTCTCACCTCTCCTCTTAATAGTTTACTCAGCTACAGCCCAAGGCATACCAACGTCACGTTCTAACTGATTGATGCGCCAAGTGTATGAAATAGCCATGCTATTCTTCCTGTGCTGCTAAGTGAGCGGCATAAGCGTCTTTAATAGCCTGAGTGTGTACTACAGCCACGATACCTTGGACTTCTACTGGTTCACCTGATACATCATCGTTAGGTGCTATTACGTGACGTGAGAAGCTCTTGCCACCAATCATGACACCATCATCTTCCACCCAAGTGGCATGGCGGCACTGTACGTGCTTAAAGGGGCCTACGATTTCTGTCTTGTCTAACTGTGTTACTTTGATTAAAGCCATTTTGTATTTCCTTCAGTCTGCACCTAGAATCCACTAGGTGTATTAGGTTTATTAGTTGGTTTGATATGTGCCACTAAAGCTAAGTTCTCCATTAGAGGATAATCTATTACTACTCAGCACAGTGTCTCCGTATACATCATCATTAACACTAAGTGCAATAACAGTCGCGCTTGCTGTGACATAGCCCCCTACTCCCATAGCAGAACCTAAGTTCAGGGAATCTGTATCTGAAACACTAATAGGCGTTGAATGGGTGCTTTGAGACGTGAAAGGCAGGCCCGTTATCTCTATGTCCCCATACGCAGAACCTAAGGAGGTTAGTACAAGACGCCCTGTTACAGTGACTAAGTTACCTACCTTAGTATACTGACCTTCCTGCACACTGTACGTAGGGGTGCCTGTGGTTAACGAACCTGTTATCACAGGATTCCAAGTACCCTCTTCATAATCATCTAGCTTATTAGCAGAACCAGTGCCACCGAGGTATACGCCGCCTGATAGGTATAGGTCTTTGAACTGACCTGCAACGCCTGTATCACCACCTAAATCAATTAGACCGTTAACATTAGCTCCTCCTGTAGTTCTGGGGAGTATTGCAGAACCAGTATCATAGAACCTAAGAGCTGTATATCCTTTACCTATATGTAAATCACTACTATAGGCACCAATACTACCCACCGAAGTGCTGTCTTTCTGGAAGGATGCTACGTCCCCATCAGAGCCTGTACGGTTAAGGTACAACAGATTGCCACTATCTCTTGTAGCGTATACACGCCCACTTGGGAATAATCCTAGTCCTGCTGTGTTGTCATATGTAGAGCTAGTCTTACCAACAAGCACGTTGCCAGATGTGTCTATGGTCATAGACGCTGTGGAGTCATTTTTAAATATTACACCGTCTGTTCCCATAGTTATTGATCTACTGGAAGCAGGAGAGTTAATAACTAAGTGCGGTGTACCAGTAGCGTCCGACTCTAATAGAATTGAAGAATCCCAAGTAGAGTTAGAAGTATTAGATAAGGTTATGCCGTCCGACTGATTAGTAGAATAAGCTATAGGTGCTAAATGTAACATGGATGTTGGAGAGCTAGTACCAATGCCTACGTTGCCGCCATTAGCTTGAAGTGCTAAGGAGTACGCGGTTGCTGTACCATCGAAACGCATGGCCTGTATCCATGATGTCCCACTACCTTCCACGCCCATATTTAGGCCATAGCCGTTGGATACCTGAGCAATAGTCAAGCCACCACTAGCTGTGCCTAACGCTGGACTATCGGAAGAAGCCGCTGTTACATTTAAAGAAGTACGGGGAGAGCTAGTACCAATACCTACGTTGCCAGAGGCGGTTATCGATAACGGGGTAACTTCGTAAGCACTACCTTCGCGCATAACAAAGTCAATTCTAGTGTTTGAGACATCATAACCATCACTTATAGTGGAGACTAAGCTGCCTGCTGCCGATCTACTTATTTTTAATGGGTAGGTGGCACTGCCTATTTGTATGGGTTGGTCAAAGCCTAGCTCTAAACCTCCTGTACCGCTTAACTTCAAGCTCTCAGCCGAACTATCCCAGAAGAACTTAGCATTTGTGCCTGTTGGTTCGTAGAATGAGATATCTCCGTTGGATTTTAATGCCATTCTCTTTTGAGCATCACCAACCCCTGATACACGAGTATAGAAGTCTAAACCACCACTAAAGTTGCTAGATGTTGCACTATCTTTTGAGCCTTTAATTACACCAAAGGTTCTTTGAGTACCTGAACCGTCATCTGCCCTTAAAGATATGGAGCCACCAATACCAGCAGCTAATGATTCTGAGGAGTCTATAAGTAATGTACCACCTCCATTATCTACGCCAGACCCTCCCTTTATAAGAGAATCACCATCAACAACCAAACCATCAGCCGTTACAGTGCCAGTTACGTCTATGCCTGTGTCTGCTACCGTTAGCTTAGTAGCTGTAGCATTATCAGCGATACCAGTAGAGTCAAAGCCTGCAATAACACCTGTCATCGTGCCGCCAGCTTTAGGTAGCGCTGCGTTAGCTGTAGTAGTTGTAGTGCTTAAGACGCCATCACGTGTAGCAATGTCAACACCGTCCACTGTGGAGTTAGTAGTCACCGCACCAGTGAATGCTCCACCTGACTTAGGCATAGCATTAGTAGCTAAGACACCATCAGCAGCTACGTCACGACCATCGAAGGTAGAAGTAGTGGTGATAGCACCCGTCATGGCTCCACCAGCTTTAGGTAGCGCAGCGTCAGCAGTAGTAGTCGTAGTTGTAAGTACAGCGTCCCTAGTAGCAATATCGATACCATCAATAGTAGACGTAGTAGTAATAGCACCAGTAAACGCAGCTCCAGCTAAGTCAGCCTTTAGTGCAGCTTCTGTGGTTACAAAAGCAGTCGTAGCTACTTGTGTAGTATTAGTGTCTGCCACTGCTGTAGGAGCCGCTGGTACACCAGTGAACGTAGGACTCGCTAAGTCAGCTTTAAGATTAGCTTCTGTAGTGACAAAGGCTGTAGTAGCTACCTGAGTCGTATTAGTATTTGCAGCAGCCGTAGGCGCCACAGGTACGCCAGTTAAGGCAGCGTTAGAAGCATTAGCTTTAGTAGCGTTGGCTACCTGAATAGCATTAAACTCATCATCAAGCTCAGTGCCACTTAAGGTCTTAAGAGGGTTACCCGTAGTGAGGGCATCCTTAGTAGCAAAGTTAGTTGCTTTAGTGTAGTTAGACATGGTTAAATTACCTTACCTTGTTTAGCGTATATTGATAGTTTCTGTAGGCTCAATGCGCCTCCATTGATCTCAGCTGTGAAGCCTACCTGAAGTATGTTACCTGCGCCTGAGGCTGCTGCTTGTTGGTCATTAATTAATACTGAACCTGCATACTCAGCTAGGTTATACTCAGAGACACCATACTCATAAATAAAGCCTGACTCTAAGGTAAAGGCATGTGAGTAGTAGATGGGACTATAATCATAGCCTATCTTAAGTGCAAAGTCTTGACCTGTAGCACCTACTGTAGTGGCTGTGAGTCGCTTAACGATCTTGTTTACGTTAGGCAAGTCAAGGTCAAAGAAGTTACTGTAGTATGACATCTGATATTGGATACCATTGTCTTGATAACCTCTATACTCTGCAATACCATTAGGCTGTGCAAAGAATAAAGACTGTCCTGAAGATAGGAAAGCCTCAGGTGTTAATGCAGGCCATACTGTCACCCTATAGCTACCGTCTTGTAATGGCTGACGTGTATCAAACACAAAGGTCTGACGTGATGCAGGAAACGATAATAGATAGAAAGCTAAATGAGGTGAGTAGACTGACTTAATATTTTCAGGTATGCCTGACTCAATAGCTATCATCATGTCGTCGCGTACATTCTTAGAGATATCACGCATAGGTTGTGACTTCTCTTGTACAGTACGATTCAATGAACGTACACCAGTGTTACTTAAGAACAGTATGTCCTCACCAGTATTCTGTACACTGTCCCTAGCTATGCAACCTACACCTTGGATAACTTCCACTAAGGTTAGGCTTGCAGTAGTCATACCTAATTGATAGTTGTCACCATCACTGTAGATTATAATATTATCTTTACAGAAGATTATTAGGAATCCATTATGTGCACCTAAGGCGACTATCTCATCCATACCTTGAGTAAGGACACTGGAGATGTCCAGAGAGCCTGCAGTGCCTGAGGCGAAGTTACCACCCTCAAGGACGTTAGTGAACCATACTGTAGTCTTGTTAGTGACAGTGTCTGCAGTCCATAAACGACCATAAGCCGCTAAGACTGTGTTAGCGCTCTGGTAGCCTGTGGTGGCGTGAGCATGTGTCGCATAGGATTCAAATACTTCTGAGCCTGTTTCATTGGAGTATATTAAAGGGATATAGCCACGTTGGTACAAGTAATGATGGTCATTTAGTGTAGCTGCTTGCCAGTTACCATCTTCTAGAGTGTCTGTAGTTGTTGGTGTTATTGTGGTTAAGTCTGTAGTTCCTTTATAGAACTTATTACTAGACCATGATAGACGGGTATCTACACCTGCAATATCCTTAAAGTCTGACATGCCTAATAGGTCAATATCTACGTTAGCATCAACAACAGTGTCTACGGATAACGTCTGATAAGCCCAGCCCTTACGTGCACTTAAGCGGCCTTGTTTATCAATGACACAGTTGTCTGCGTGTAGTGCGTAGCCTTCCTGAAGTGTTACTCCAGACTCTTGAGTGTTTAAGCCATAGAAGGCTGGGGCAACTATGGAGGCCGCTAGTAATGGTTTAGCCATCTTATGGTGCCTCCCAGATTAGTTCCTCAGGATGCTTACCTGCATCAATAGCAATAGCATCCGATAGGTAGCCCTGAGCTAAAGACTTAGCTGATACAGGGGACATACCTCCGTCCTCTCCACGCTCCTCTATGGCCATAGCATAGGCTAGGGCTTGCACAGGTAAGAAGGGTACGTCTAGTGTGTCTGAGTCTAAAACAATGTCAGGTGAGCGTTTAAGTACCTTCACGGCGATACTATAGACGCCATCAGGTACTGGATATAGTTTAACTAAGGTATCGCCATTAGTGTCTATACCATCAAAGACATAGTAGTTAGGTGAACCTTCAGCTGGTGTACCATTGTAGAAGGTATTGTCAAACCATTGATCTGTCTTGTAGTGCATGAAGTTATTGCTAGTATCATTAATGACACGTAACACTGAAGTCTTATCACCTGAGCCAGTTAAGGCATAACTTGAGGTGCCATCTACTGTAGTTACCGTAAGTGTCTGACGTAAGCTAGACCAACTCCAAGCACTCTCAACAGATTCGATAGCATCACGCACCATTAGACCAATTAGCTTAGAGTAGCTATTCTCATCGATAGAGGTAACTTCACGCTCCCTAAGGCGTATCAATATGTTATTTACTAATTGTAGATATGTTTTCATTTGTCTGCCTTGTTTATATCAATACGTGCAAATAGTTTATCAACTACAACACCAGCACACTCATGTCGCGTTCTGATCTCAATAGCGTCATAAGCATCATGTTCAGTCTCAGCAACAATGTTCATATACTGTTGACCTTTAGATCTGTCGTAGTCCTTAGAAGGTGAGCCGTCTTGTGCAAACCATGTTAGATACTGTAGGACGCCTGTGTTGTTACCAAAGACTTCTAAGCGTTTAAAGGTACAAGTATTCTTAACAAATAATACCTCAATCTGGTAACCCTTAGGTGCAGGTGTCATAGCAAGCACTGTAACGTCCGTATAGGGCACAGGAGGCTCGTTTGTCCAAAAGTAGGCCTGTAGTATGCCTGTGAAGATTAAGCCCAACACAGAGCCCCACAGGACGTTACCTTTAAGTGTATTTCTCTTCTTATGTTGCTTATTCATAGCACTAGCCCTCCTTTAACGACAAACCCTAGGATGCCTGCTATTAAGATACCAAAGACTGCTTTCCACAGCCAAGAGAAGTTACCAAGGATGCCTCGTAGGTCTTTCTCAACCTCTTTGACTTGTAGCTTCATTACTACTACCTCAATCTCTAAGTCTCTAATGTACTTCTCTAGTGACAATGCTTTAGTCTCTAATCGCTCAAGATCAGAGGTAACCCCTTCTATGCTATTATGAGCCATGGGGCCCCCTTGTGCTTGATGTTATATTTATATTAAGCTGTACGCTTGTCTTTGGGACGTAAGATACTATCTGCAAGACCAGAGCTATAATAAAAGCCTACTATAGTTAACATAATCCAGTCAATTTGAAACTCGTTAAGTATTTCTTTAACTGGTGTAACATCCTTACCTAAGAACGTCATACCAATTACTAATAAATATGTGCTGATATATGTGCCACCGAACATCAGTGCAATATAACGCTGTGCTATCTTGAAGGGCGCATAGGCCTGCATCAAGTCAATCTTGGCCTTATTCTTGGCCTCTATCATCTCAGTGTCTGAGGTGTGGAAGTCATCTATAAGGTCAATACCCTTCTTAATAACATCACCTGAGCCAAAGATTGTGCTTAGTATGCCCATCACAGACTCCTTGTGTTTAATTAAAGTTAAAAAAATAGGAGCCTCTAGTAAGTTATGTTTTATACTAGAGGCTCCTTTAGTTAGCTAATGTTAGCCGTTAACTGCCATGATGAATCCAGTCTCTGGACGCAATACCTGAGTACCATACAAACGGTCAGCAGTATACAAGGTTCCTAGGAATTCTTGCTTGTACTGAGTCTGTGAACGGATACCTTGTTGCTCAGCTAGTACCATTGTGTCTTTATGACCCAATAGAGCGCCACGTACAGCACCACCAGAAGCGTTCTCAGCTGCTGATTCTAGAGTAGGACAGTTAGTAGAAACATAGATGTCTACACCGTACAACTCACCGATCTTGCCATTCATAACACCTTGACCATTAACGAAGTCAGAGCTAACATAACGATCAATACCCATGATAGCATTACGTAGAGCAGGTGGGATGACCAAGAAACGACCGTCCATTGGGGTGTCAGCATCGTCCATCTTCTGAACCATGTCACGTAGGAAGCTATCGGTAAATACGTCAGCAGTAGCTAAAGTGTCTACAGCATAAGCAGTAGTACCAGTAGAAGCATCGTTAAAGAATGCAGCAGAAGTAGCCCAAGAAGAACCATCTCCATCACCAAACTTCTTACCAAGTGTAAACATATCATCGTCTACTTGCTTGCCTAGTGCGTAGCCTGCATCACCAGTATAGAACTGACGTAAAGAAGCTAGAGCTTGTACGTTGGTGATATCTTCGATCATACGTGAGTATTCAAAGTGCTTGTTGATTGTAACTAGAACTTCTGACTCAGTAGCGTTCTGGATAGTTACAGCTGTGTTTTCTGCCTTAGCAGTAGCAACGCCACGTGTAGGAGCAGGGATATGGATAGTATCGCCTTTCTTACCTGACATGCTAATTTTCTTAGTTAGTGGAGCAAGTACAAGTGATTTCTCATATGCTGCAATTACTTCGTCAGACCAAATCTCTGGGATGAAACTTGCTGCTGAAGTGTTGTCAACCATGCCGCCTGTTGCTGGATATACTGAAGTAGCCATTTTAAATTTCTCTATTTATATGTAAGGTTTATTTTACCCGTTTCTCACGATATGCTTGTGCAATATCATCAGACAACGCTAGGTAGCGCTCGGGATCTGTTTTCATTAGTTTAATAATATCAGCGCGTCTATAGATCTTTTTGGAAGTGCTGGAGTCAGGGTTACCACGTGTGTTACCCATAGATCCTTCTTTGACAGCTTTCTGCCTTCCTTCTTTCTCAGCCTGAAGTGTCTTATTAATAGAGCCGCTCCGATCCTTCCATAAGGAGAATATCTCATTAGCTGCTTCTACGTCAAAGTGTTGGTCTGCTTGTACGAACATTCGAGTACGTATCTGTGAGGCTTGGATCCACTCTGCGAACTTAGGATCATTTACGATCTGTGGTATCTCTGGGTGATTCTCTTTTAGGAGTGCCATTGAGGTTTGCTGTTTATAAGCTCTCGTGGATGCTTCTGCTGCTTTCACTGATGGATGATTATCAATTGCTCGACTCATGGCCTTCTCAGGATCTGAGTAAAAATCTAATTCTTCATCTGTGTCTTGGGTGGCTTGTGGGGCCTCCTGTGACGTGAGTTGTGTGTTGATATAACTATCGACTACACTTCGTAAGTCACCTACTTCAGAAGATTGACGACCTAAGAGCTTCTCAGCTTCTTGGTGCATACGAACTACATCTTCTAACGACTTGCCGTTGTATTTGTCTGGGACTGCTTCTGGTGCAGGTGCTTCCTCAAGGTTAGCCTCAGGGGCCTCTTGTGGTGCTTCTGTTCCTTCCGTCATGTCATCTAGGCTATCAAAACGCTCATTACTTAAGTCCTCATCGAGGATAACTGCTGCCATATTAAACTCCGTACCTTAGTATTATGGAGAGATTGAAAATGAAAGCTCCTAGCTATCAGGGTTGGCTTTCTCTGCTTTTGCTCTACCGCGCTCATGATCCTTAATCCACTTAATAGTGGCACCAGCGAAGTCGCCAGAGAATGGATCTAAAAGAGAGCGGGGAGAGGAAAGTTGTCTGGTTGCTTGGGCTGCACAGTCCTTACACTTCTGTGTGTCGGGTGAGCCTTTAACCATATGTTCATTAAGATGTCCGAGTGGACACTTATAGTCGTAGAACTTATACATTATCTTCTACCCTTTGGGACTCTTCTTGTCCTATGCGAGTAGTTTCTTCAATGTTAAGTATGGCACCTATGATGTTTAATTGGCCCTTACGGAAGTAAAGGTCGTTACCATCTTTAGTACCTTCTACTGAGTTTATGTTAGCTACATTCTGTCTTAGGTCATCAACAAAGACTTGCCAGCCCTTAGTACGAAATAAGTCATTCATGTCCCTAAAGTAAACCTCTAGTTCTTTGTCTGTCATATAAGATATTATCCTTTATTAAAAGTATCTTGATTAGATGTGGCTATTATAACACAAATTACTATAAAAGTCAAGTTATTTCTTTATTTATCTTTACTTTCTTTGCTTTTTGTGTTAAGGGCTACGTTAGCAGCCTCTAGCTTATCTAGACGTTTAATCAAGGCTGCATAGCTGCTATTGATCTGTTCAACTACTTTGTTCAGGTCTCGTTGAGATACCATTTTATTTATTTCCTAAGTTATGGGCCTAAGGAGTAAGGCCCGCTATGTTAACAGTTACTAAGTCATTTGATACCATACTATTGGTAAGTAAGTAAGTGTACGATGTGTCATTGACGTTGGTCTGGTTACGTATGACGCTCGGTTGGTCACTTGTGCCATCACCCATTAACCAGATATGGTTAGTATAGTAGCTAGTAGAATCACCAGTGTAGTTTATAGTGCTTGTAGAATAAGCAGGCCTATGTGTAGCCCCTTCTTTGTAGTCCAGTTCCCATTGAATAGGGTCACGTACCATCATGGATATTTCAGCATCTATAGGTAGAGTCTGTCCAACCTTTAATGTTGATTCTACCATTGCGGCTAACTTAAACGACTGAGTAGAAGGGCCTTGATCAGAGTACTGTTTACCTATCTTAAAAGTCTGGTTGTTACCTAATGCAACATGGTTACCACCTTGTGGGTTAGATATAGTACCTCCAATGCTCCAAGTCATCGGTATGGTAGTTACAACGCCTGAAGTTAAGTTAACTGTACAGAACTTGAATGTATCATCACCAGAACCACTATTATGTGCAGCTAAGGAGGGCCACTTGTTACCATTAAAGGAAACATATAGACCTACCCAATCACCTGTAGCGCATATGACGTTAGTTGATTCAGCTTTCATAAAGTCACCATAGTAACCCCAAGTCATAACCAGCTTGTTGTTTTTAACTTTAACTAAGATACTAGGCGACACTGAAGTGGATGTTTGCAGCTGCCCAAAGATAGCATTTATGGCGCCATTGTTCTGAAAGACACAAGCGTTATGCCAAGGGTAAGAAGTACCTGTAGCAGCTGTAGTGGCTGTACCTGTGGAGTTATAACCTACAGTGCCTCCAGCCTTATTCATCAACATAGGACATATATAATGATGCGTATGTAGTCCATCATGTAGAAACTCAGCGGAACCATTGATGTCCAGAGCCTTAGTCCATACTGTGGTAGTAGGTGAGAAAGGAACTGTATCTGTGGCTGTGATAGTGAATGAGCCTGTAGTGGAGCCAAAGGCATTAGCACGTACAACAGTGATAGTATAAACAGTATCAGAACCTACGTCAGTTAAGGTGCCTTGTAGGAATCGCGTGGCTGTATTATAGACTAAACCTGAGGTAGCTGAATCAATAGTTACTGATTGGCTATATACAGCAGAGCCGCCTATATCAATGTTCACGCTAGTAGCTTCTACTTGTGTGAAGTCAGGCCCTGAGAATACATCAGGAGTTAAGTCAGCATTGGTCAGTGAGGTTATCTCTGTCCATACAACAACGTTACCTTCAAAGGTAGTCGCGGGAGGCGTTACAGTGCCTTGTGACGTGAAGCCATTGTCAGGTTTATACCATTCTGTATCACTAGCGTCATCCACGTAGGTGACTGTAGTAGCAGTACCTGTGCCGCCACTCTTCAAGTCATAGAAGTCTGCTTCTTCTTCAGTAGCAAACAAAGGATAATCCCAAGCTGCATCAGGTGACTCTATAAATCTAAAGTTCATAATGTCAGGAGCAGTAGGGTCAAGTAAGTGAACCGTAGGAGCAGTAGCTACCATAGGGCCTACATCTTTGATCTTGATACCTAAGTGAAACTCACCTAAGCCGCCTAGAGCATAGTTAGAGCGATAATGGATGCCCCAAGTGCCATCAGCCTTTAATGTACTAACAGTAGCAAAACCATCAGCATCAAAGCCTACCTTAACTTTCACAAGAGTACCTGCAGCCCAATCAGAGGACTTAGCCCAAGTAGTTACATGCTCACCAGCAATAGCGCCTACACGGGCACCAGCTTCCTTCCAAGAGCCTGCGGTAGTTGTGTTAAACCAGTGTGACCATTGATAGCCAGCCTTATCTGTATTAGTTACAGCAAAGGTAGTTGGGTCAGCTACAGTAGCATCACCTATGTACTGTCCAGCGGCATAAGAGGCTTGTGAATGTATTAGACCAAAGCCTATAGAGCCTGTAGTAATTATGTCAAAGGTATAGTACTCACCTGAGTTGCTAATAGTTTCTGTAGCTTTCAAACCAGCAGTATAGAAGGCGTCTGTGAGTGCAGAGGAATTCTCTAGTATCTCAGAGCCACTAGGAGTAGCAGCAGTAGCGCCAACTAAGGTAAAGGCAGAGGATTCACCAGTGACGTTAGCTATGCGAGTAGTGAAAGGGTCATTGATAACAACAGAGCCTATGGAGCCTACAGTGAATAGTTCGTTGAGTACGTTAACTATGTCAGCTAGGCCACCAGCAACCACAGTACCATTGACACATACGTTACCTACTTCTAACTTCTCAAAGTGTGTCTTGGTATTAGCACCTGAGGCGCCATTAGGGTTACCAGCGCCTATAGCGTGTATATGTATAGTACCATCAGCGTCACCTACAGCTTTGATAGTGTTTACACCAAAGGCTGAGCCGTTATCAATGATAATAGATGTAGTTGTATCATCTAATCGGAAGTTAACTGTGATGCCTGTTAGATCCGTACCTTCAGCAGACACACCAGCTACGTTAGCATTAGTATTAATGTAAACAACACAAGCTGCTGCATCTGTAAAGGGGTTACCTTCCTTATCAGCAAACTCTGTGTACTCTATAGCATAAAATTCATACTTAGTGTCAGCAGCATTCTCTGTACGTACATCGTTAATAACGTCCACACGAGTAGAGTCAGTTGTGTTAACTACAGCACTTAAACAAGAATTCCAATAGGATGGGTTAGTAGACCCTATAAAGTTTATGCAGTTACCTTCTGCGTTCCTTGAGATTCGAATAGCCATTATGTTACCTAATTACTGTAATAAGTGTTGACAGTGGCTGGATAAGTATTTCATTATTGCAGCGAATAGCCACTAAAGCCCTTGAGTTACGATCTTCATCAGACGCTATATAAGCAGACATCTCAATACGATTTAAGTAAGCTACGCCTACAGAACCTGTGCCAAAGAATACTGGTTGTGTCGTAAGTGGAAACGTAAAGGTCACATTGTCTGAAGCATCACGTGTAGCAAAGATCAAAGCAACTTCTAAAGTTGAGTTAGCCACCTGAGGTACTACGTTGAAACTGAAGCGTACCTGTACACGGTCACCTACGAGACACTGAGTTAAGTCATAGCTACCTGCAGCTTCTGTATACTGAAGTGAGCCTGTAGTTACAGCAGCATTCAAGGAAGTGTCTGTATAGTTAATCAAAGAAGTAACATTAGGTGGCATGTGGAGGCCACCAAAGAGTCCTTTAGTCTGATCGAATGTTGGGTCTGTTTCACCCCAGTACTCTACGTCATTAATTGCCTGTTGTGCAGCACTGAAGCCAAATCGCTTCCATGTGCCTGCAGCTGCCTGTACTGTCGTGTACTGAACGTTTGATCCAAGGTCATTACTACCTGAGGAACCTGTAGTACGCTCTACAAAGCCTCCTGTGAACTCGTAGCCACCTTCACCAGCACCTGCGTTAACACTTACTGTGCTTCCGCCACGAATATACTGGTCACCACCTCCGCCGCCCTGTAGGACGCCAGCATCAATCTCGTTACCGTCTGATAGTTTAATAACTAAATGATTGTCAAAGGCGATAGAAGCCTCAGTGATTGAGACTCCATCAGCGCCATCAGCGCCATCAGTACCATCAGTACCTTGGGCGCCTTGCTTACCATCATGACCTATACCATCGTGGCCTCGGTCACCTTGGTCACCTTTGATAGAGATGCCATCAGTACCGTTAGTGCCATTGACACCATGCTTAAGACGCAGGGTTTTAATCTGCGCCTCTAGCTTGTCATGGATAGCTACTAATTTAGCATCTGAACTTATCATTATAACTCCTGTTCGTTAGACTCCATAGGGACACCTTGAGTAGGCGCTAGGCGCTGCATTAGTGCATCCTCAGCAGCATTAGTTGCTTGAGGTTGTGTAGCTGTACGCTCCTTAAGTTGAACTTCACGCTCCTTGAGCATGCCTTCACTGACACGCATACGGCGTTCAAACTCTTTGTCGTCCTTATCACCAGCTTGTAGGTTAGTGGTTACAGCTTTCATATGAGCTATCTTAGTCTCTTCAGGTATAGCCATTGCTTCAACCTTCATCTTAGCAGCGCGTGCTTCAGACTCAGCGGCTTGTGCATTAAGAGCAGCAGTTTGTGACGCTTGGAAAGCTAACTCAGCTTGACGAGTCTCTTCTTGTGCTTGCTGTGCTTCAGGTGTAGGCTCGGCTGCCTTGTCAATAAGACCTATTAACTCTTCTCTATTGGAGACATTCATATTGTCCACGATAGACTTAAGCATTACAGGATAGTAAGGTGTGTCCTTACCCATAGTCTGTAATAATTGTACAAGTTGAGAAACTTCGTACTCTCTAGCAACAATTCCTAAAGTAGATGTAGCATTGAACTTATAGTCCGATACTGGGTATAGCTCAGGCTCGTACTGCATATAACGCCAAGCAGCCTTAGATACTAAAGGTATCAAGAAAGACTCTTGGAAGTTAATCAAGGTGCGCTTGTGACGTTTGATTATTGCACCTAGAGACATCGAAATGCCTGCAGCAGTAGCTTCTCCATTAATTTGGCCACCAACACCAGAAGAGTCAACAGCACCTGTACTCTGCTGTACCATCGACTGTAGTGCTGAAGCCTGAGCGAACGTTATTTGACTTACATTGCCAAAGTTGAAAGGATTGATGATCTCACGAGGGTCACCATTGGTTAATAGTAGCTTGCCAGCACGAATCTCGGGCTTAGTGCCACGTGGGATGCGTGTAGCGTCCATTGCAAGCATAGGGTGTACTGTGAGGGCTAGAGCGTCAATACGTGCCCTTAGCTCAGCATCTAGAGCCTTCTGGGAGTTATAGCCTTTCTCACATACGCCACGACCATAGAAGCGTGAAGGAACTACGTCCCAAGGGAATGCAACTATAGGACGATCCTTCATCATGAACGGGCTAGGCTCAGCCTTAAGGATAGTACCTTTGTTAGCAATGATGACACAGGCTTCAATATAGTAGCTTTCTTTGTCTTCGTCACTAATCATGCTTGAGTCATCCATCTCTTCTTCGAGAAGGTGACGTGGGACAAGACCATAGTACTTTGTAAGGCGTGTTTTGTCATCTTGATAAACAGTTAGGTCTTGATCAGCTTCTAAATTGAAGTCATCATTAGCTGTACCAATATAGCCGTCACGGTAGACACCGGACTCTTGTAATTGTTCAACTGTATGGGTACCTACAAACTCATCAATAGCGCAACCTAGTGCTTCATCAATGTTAGCAGCTGTAGGGTCAATACGGAAGTTCTGTGGTAAGATAGGACGTAAGCGTACAATGGTACGTTCAGTTATGTTGACACCAACAGCTTCCATTGCTCCGTCCATAACGGATTCAGTAGCAGGCTTCATCTCTTTGATGTTCTCTAATACTACTTCACCAATGCCATTACCAAACACAGCCGAGTTAATTAAGCATTCGCTAATGTCCCTACGGATCTTAGCTACGTCAAAGTCTTCATGAAGCTTGTTACGTAAGAATACAATGTCCTCAGTCTCAGTGTCGCCCATGTTATCTTTGATGTCAAAGTACTTCCCGCGTCCGAAGGTAGCCTCTTCAATCTCAGCTACGTTGGATTCTACTGCTTGTTGTAGCGCGGGTGCTATGATCTGTGAGCGTTCAGCTTGACGAGTCTTGTCAGAAGCAGCCCAAATGCCACGCCATAAGCGGTAATACTCTTGGTGCTTCTGAGCATAGTTTTGCTCATAATAGTCGCCCCAATCATCAACCTTAGTCATGACCCAATCTTGTAGGTTCTGTTCAATGATGATAGGATCTGTTGATTCGTTGTTGTCTAACATTCTCATAATTTAGTATCCACTAATTGAGTCGAGCGTTTCATGGTCATCCCATTCTTCAAAGTTACCAACATAGGTTACTTTAGCTAATTGATCTATATAGGCTAAAGAGTCTATAAGGTCGTCATGGGTAAGAGGGTCTGGAAATTGGAATAGTTGATCTAGGAAGACACTATGCCATTCCTTCTTCTTCTTGTTTAAGGTTATACGACCATGTTCAAATCGACCCTGTAGGGCCCACATGATACGATCTGTTTTCTTCTGGTTACCGTGGGTTAGCTCCTCGACACGAAAGTACGTATTCTGACGTTTCATTCGATCCATTAGTGGAGACATAACAGCTTGCTTAGAGATGCCTTTCTCTATGCCTATGGACATTGGTTTATAAGTTTTGACTACATCAAAGATCTTGTTTGCAGTTTCATCTAGTGTCCAACGTCCATATACGATGTCCTCTATAAACCACCCTGCTTCATTTACGAAGACTATGGATATAGCTGATTGGTCTAAGCGTGAAGTGTTACCTTTAGCTTTGGAGACATCTTGGAAGCCTGCAAGGTCAATAGCAACATAGTAGTCACCCTCACCCTCAGGCTTAGGGCCAAAGTTAAGCCAGTCTTCTTTAAACATCTCAGAGCCTTGGTTCTTAAAGGAAGCCATAAACTCTTGTTGGAATGCATGAGTAGACATACTCTTCTTAGCACTATTGATTTCATCAGGATCTAACATCTCATTGTCGTATGAGGTAAAGTGCCACGCTTCAAAGGTGACATCGTCATCACCAGATAGCTCAGCATACTTGTATAAGTCATAGAAGTGGTTACGACCTTTAGGTGTGCCTATGAATAAGCAACCACCCTTTTGGTCAGCTAATGCTGGGCGTAGGATCTCTTCGAATACCTCAGGCTTCATGTCACCATACTCATCCATAACGAGATACTTAAGGGAGACACCACGCATAGTGTCAGGTCTATCAGCACCCTTAAGGGATATGGTAGAGCCATTGACTAAGGTGATTTGCATGTTATTTATGTGGGCCTGAGATATGACTGGTGCCCCTAGTTCTAACAGAAGTTTCCAAAGTATGTCTCTCGCTTGACCTTGGGTGGGAGCAACATAGAAGACATGGGAGTTTGGTAAGGTAGCCTGTAGTGCGTTAACGATTAGAAGCCAAGCAGCTAGCCTAGACTTACCACAACGGCGTCCTGCAGCTACTACTTTAAATCTAGTGTCATCAGCCCATACTTTCTTTTGCCAATCCAGTAATTCAATCTGTAAGTCTGACATTATACAACCTCGTATGTGGCGTCTGTTATGTCATCTTCTGGCTCTTGTGTACCTGAGACACTAGCGCCACCAATACCAGTAATGTTAATTTGAATAGCTGCTTTACCGCCACCTTTCACTATTTCCTGCTCAAATGCAGCCGTAGGTGCTATACGATCTAACAAAAGCTTCCACGCGCTTGCTTGATGACGATGTTCATTATCTAAAGCTGCATCAAAGATAACTTCAAGAACCTTAGCTGACTTAGGCGAGGCAAGCATCCTAGCTTTATATTCATTGATAATAGTAGCGTCACCTTTAGGGCGCCCTATAATGCCTTTAGGTTTCTGCAGTGCAGCTTTAGGCGGCCTACCTTTACGCTTGGGTTTGTCCGTGGTAGCTTTGGTGGGTAGGAAGTTCTTATTGCGGCGACCAGACTTAGTGAGCGGTATGCCTTCAGCATCTACGCCGTACTTATGTTCTTTAGGTTCTTGTGACATTGCAATTATCCTCAGTGGGTTGCTTATTTACTTACCATATTTGACTAGGTAGGCTGTAGCCTTCTCTGTAAACTCAGAGGAGTCCTGTAGAAATCCTATACCTGTGTTACAATTAGCACAAAGTAAACCTCTAACAGCACCTGAGTCATGATCATGATCAACACCTAGTCTCTGATGTTTACAATGCTTCTCATGTATACCGCAAATGTCACAACGCCCTTTCTGCTTCTCAAAAAGTACATTTACTTCTAAAAGACTGACACCATATGTCTTACGTAAATAAGCATCTCTTACCTTATCCTTATTCACTTTCTTGTAATTTTGGTTATACGCTAACTTACAGGAGCCGCAGACACCAGAGTGTCCGTCATTATTTGCTGCTACTTTGTAAAAGTTAACGTAGCTTTTGGTTTCTTTACATGTATAACATTCTTTCATAACACTTCCTTCTTACTAAGGTTAAGGGGGCAAGTGGCTGCTGAGTAAGCAACAGACGATAGGTAATGAACCTATACACACTTGATAAAAATGGCTGGGATAGCAGGATTCGAACCTACGCATAACAGGATCAAAACCTGTTGCCTTACCGCTTGGCTATATCCCAATGGCGTCTTAAGTATACTTAGGCGTCTTAAGTAGCTTTAGTGTAGACATAAAGATTATGACCAAACACTTACTTAGGACGTGTCCAGAATCCAAATGAGAACCATAGGATCGGGAGTATACTTAGGTGTCTTTAGTTACTTAGCTTTCTTAAGACTACTTAAGTGTCTTTAGAATGATTCTTTAATTATAATCATTAAGAGAAACTTAAGTAGCTAAAGAAGCTAAGTAACTAAATCATACTATAGGTATATTATACCATATTTAAGACTAAAAGTCAAGTACTTTCTTAAAGATAATCATAATGAATTGAATAAAGATACTATAGACTAAATATTAGTTCATATAGACTAGATATTAGTCACTTAAGTAAGGAATCTTAAGACTCTTTGGTCATAGTTTGGTCATACATTAGCATGCTTAAGGCCCTTAAGTATACATAAGACAGCATAAGACTCATAAGTCAACCTAAGACCCTTTTGTTGACATTTGTAAGGGCTAGTGTTTGTCCTATGTTATCAACAGTTTACCTTTGTTCTCCGCGCCTTTAGTTTCTTTAGTTACTTAGGTGTCTTAGGTGCCTTGGGAAACCAAAATAGCCTTATTTTATGTGCCTGAGGGAGCCGCAGGTAAAGCTACGCGCACTCCCGCCCCCCGCCCCTTAGTTATCCACAGGCCACAGGAGTTATCCACAGGCTATACACAGGTTATCCACGGGCTATACACAGGTTATCCCCAAGACACCTGAGTTATACATGGCTTATCCCCAAGACACCTGAGTTATCCCCACGTATTGTATCTCCCATGTATAACTCAGGTGTCTTAGGTGTCTTAGGTGCCTGATGTTGCACACGTCCTCAAGGCCTGATGTCAACCCCAAGACTCTGAGGCTGAGTGTAGTCATCTACAGTGCCATAAGTTGACATGTGTATGCCTAAGTGCGTGCCTCTGGCCCACTTATGTACGTCTCCAGTCACAGTAGACACAACAGACACAACAGACACACAACGCTTGACACACGCTACCAAGGTATGCTACTCGCGCACGCCCGCTCCTTATCTTGGCTTACGTTACCTTATGTTGTGTGTGCATAATGCAACGTAAGAACTAATGTTAAACTAATTGTAATTAACTGTTGACTCTTAGGTTTACTGTGTTAATATAGACACATCACCAAGGCACATATAGTGCTAAGGGACACACAAGACAACGGAGTATCACATGATCGTAACTAACGTAAACAGCACAGACTTTCACACAGCCTTCAACACTATGCGTCCAGAGCAGTTCAGCTATGACGCCTTAGAAGCTATGTTCACCTTCATCAGTGACTTAAGTGATGACTTAGGTGAGCCCTTCGAGATGGACGTTATAGGCTTATGTTGTGACTTCACTGAGTACACTACATTAGCAGAGGCCTTGAGTGACTATGGTCTAGCTGACCTAGAGGAACTACAGGACAACACAATGGTACTTGAGCTTGCTGACGGCGGCTTAGTTATCCAACAGTTCTAACTAACACTTAAGGCAGGGAGAAGCACATGACTAACAGAGAACTAAGCGAATTATGTATGCACTACATCCTACACACTGACACAACCTCAGGCCCTGCGTTAGAGGCCATGTACCTAGACTACCAAGCGGACTTCATGACAACCGCAGACATGGCGGGACACGCAGAGCTAAGCCTAGACTTACTTGAGGCAGCCTTGTCTTATGGTAAAGAGTTTCACACACGCCCAGAAGGAGTCAACAATGTTTAATGTTAAACCAGAAGATTTATTATTATATGCAACAGGCCTTGTGTTATGGTCTACACTGGTGTACTATGTAGTTATTGAACCAATCTACAGTTAATAAAGGAAACATAAGAACATGAAAGATCTAAAGAACTATGGCAGCGACATACAGCACAGCGTATTGGTTACACAAGCGCGTAAGGTTAACAAGCGTACCTCATGGCTAGTTAACACAGTAGGCTTACTTATACTGGCAGGTAGCGTCTACTTGTCTATGGTAGTATTGTTTGAAGGTGCCTTATGAGTCCTTTACGTGCTAAGGTAGAGAATGTTGTAATATGGGGCCTATTAGCTTTGTGGGCTTATGGTGCCTACCTTGAGGCTCCTTACTGGTACGGCTTCGCTGTACGCAAGCTAACCCCAGCATATGAATGGTTAACCACACAACCTCTAGTTGAATGGCTTATAACCTTTGAGTCAGGCATCACAGCTACAGAGGCGGCCCTTATTATCATAGCTGCTACTGTATGGCAGATAAGGGAAGATATTAAAAAGAAAGTTAAATAACCTATTGACATCCAATGTCACTCAGGTACTATAGATACATACCAAACAAGAGAGTAACTTATGAAGAACTTAACACTAAACGAAGTATCACTGTACAATACCTTACTAGCCCTTAACTGGTCTAACTCAAGTATCAAGTTGTCAGATGTCATGGCAATGACTGGTCAGCCCTCAGGCGAGCTTAAGGCCACCCTAGACACCTTGGCAGCCAAAGGCAAGGCATTGGTAGGGCCTGAAGACATCGATGGTGTCATAGTTCATACGATAACCCCAGTCATCAAAGGTGGCAACGCTTATGGCTTCCCTGAGGATTTCTTCAAGGACTATGCCCACTGGATGTTTAATGCTATTGAGCTTCCAGCTTACACAAGTTAAACTAAATATTACTAATTACTAAAGAGAGAACCTTATGAGATGTAAAAGTTGTAACACAATCCTTAACGATGGCGAGATGAGCCGTACAGAAGCAGACACAGTAGACTTTATTGACTTATGCGGCGGTTGCTACTCAGTCTCTGAGAGAGCTACACACAACTACGATATAGACGCCAGTGATTTTGACGTTGAATTCAATGATGGACAAGAGCCGCCTTGGTGGATTAAGTAAATAAATTGTATTTAAGTGTTGACACCTAGGTATAGTGTGCTACTATAGACACATAACCAAGGCGCAACAGGCACCGAGGACACTAAAGAGAGAACCTTATGAACATAGCATATGAACTATCAATCAACATCGGCTTCATGGAAGAGCAATTGATTAGCTTTGAAGTGGAATATGAACTAGACTCAAGCAATGGTGACGTTATCATTGAAGACTTCTATGCTGAAGCAGTATTGTTCGATAAGAACGATTGGCGTACAGTAGAAAAGGTTCCTACTTGGATGTATGAACTACTTAAGTCAGAAGTTGAGGACTATAAGTACGATATGTTAAATTAAAACTTGACACGTCTTAGGAACAATGGTATAATATACCTAAGAACAAAGAAAATCTTTATGTTAATTCATAATGAATATCTTTAAAGAACTTAACCTAAGAGTCTTAAGGCTCTTAAGTATAGTAAAAGCAGTAAAAATAGACCTATTTGGGTCATAATAGATAATCTAAAGTAAGGAAGTTTATATGTCAGTAATTACAGGTACAGTTGCATTTGTTAATTTGTCAGAGCATGAAGTTTATGGTGGCCAATCAACAGGTAAGTATAGTGTCGTCTTAACCTTAGACGAGGAGAATTCAGGTAAAATGGAAGCTCAAGGCGTTAAGTTGCGTACTTATGAAGGCTCTAAGCAACGAAAATTCGCATCTAAGTTTGATGTTCCAGTCTATGAGCTTAATGGCGATGAGTTTATGGGTCAGGTAACACGAGGTTCAACAGTACGAATCCAGTATAGCCTAGGCCAAGAGCATCCAGTGCATGGCATTACGCCTTACTTGGACAAGGTGCGCGTAGTAGAGCTGGCGGCGTCTGCCACTGATGGCGACTTCTAGTCCCTTCTAAGCACGTCTAAAGTTACCCCTAGTGTTGCTATTCCCCAGCAGCCCTAGGGGCCTTAAATCGCACTACAGGAGCTTACAATGTCCAATTTTACAGAAAGTACGTTCGTTAAGCACACTAGCTGCCCCAATTGTGGCTCTAGGGACGCCTTAGCGGTTTACAGCGACAACCATTGCGTATGCTTTAGTTGTCAACACTACATACATGGCGATGGCTCAATAGTTCACGCTGATAAAACTAAGACAAGGCCATTAGAAATGACAGGAACAATTGCAGCAATTCAAGACAGACGTATTAGCATGGACACGGCCAAACGATATGGCGTGACAGTTGAACATACAACAGAGGGTAACATTAGTAAGCACCATTACCCTTATTACGACCAAGCTGGCACTAAGGTAGTCGGCACTAAGGTTAGATCAGTAGCCACTAAAGACTTCTATGCCACTGGTGATATGCAAGATGCTGGCCTATTCGGTCAAAACACCTTTGCAGCTGGTGGTAAATACATTACAGTTACTGAGGGCGAGATAGATGCAATGGCCGCCTATGAAATGAATGGTGGCTTTCCCTCCGTTAGTATCCGAGGAGGTGCCAAGTCAGCAGTTAAGGATATTAAGGCCTCGTTAGAATACTTAGAGACCTTTGATAATATCGTTATATGCTTTGACTCAGATGTCCATGGTGTAGAGGCAGCACAAGCAGTCTTACCACTCTTTAGCCCACGTAAGGCTAAGGTGTGTACGTTACCACTTAAGGACGCTGGAGAGATGCTCAAGGCCAACAAGGTACGTGAGTACACGAAAAGCTGGTGGGATGCTAAGGCCTTTAAGCCTGAAGGTGTCGTGAGTCTGGGAGATGATAACGTTTGGGATAAGTTCCTAAAGCGTGGCACTGAAGAAGTCACCCCGTTACCTGCATCCTTCGGCACACTTAACGCCATGATGAATGGAGGTATAGCAGCTGGTGAGGTTACTGTCATTGGCGCCCTTACTAGTATTGGTAAGTCGACAATGGTCTACAACCTAGTACACGGCATGTATGCTGAGAGTGCCAAGAAGATTGGTTGTGTCTTCCTTGAGGCAGACGTAGGTGAGACAGTAGAAAAGTTATTAAGTGTATACATGGGCGTTAACATTGCCGATGTGCCCACAGAGTCGAGAGACTATAACTTGTATCATGAAAAGTACGATGAACTAGCTAAGAGCGACAAGTTGCACATACTAGATCATCAAGGCGCCTTAGGTGCAGATGAACTGTTTGCTAAGATGCAGTATTTGGTCAAGGGTCTCGACTGTGACATTATCATACTCGACCCATTACAGGCGGCTGTAACTAGCAACGACAATGGAATTATTGATGAGTTTATGGACAAGTGCTTGAAGCTAGCCAAGAATACTGGTGTCAGCATTATTATTGTAAGCCACATGCGCAAGCCTAGCAGCCGCGACAGTGACGCACATAATATTGGAGAGTATGACTTGAAAGGCTCAGGTTCAATTAACCAGATAGCTTTTAATACTATCTTACTGTCGCGAGACAAGATGACCGAGGACGCTTATGCACGTAACTGCACACAGGTACAGCTTGTGAAGTGTAGGCGCACGGGTCGGACAGGTGTTGCAGGGTGGCTGTTTTATGAGAATGAGACAAGTAGATTAGTTGCCACCCCGCCACCTGAGCTTAAGAAAGCACATAACAACGAGGATTTCTAAATTATGTTAATAAAAGACTTGTACACCATTACATTAGGTGCTATGATAGTCCTACATTATTTGAATTAACTAACTAAGTGAGTGAACAGTATGAACAAAGTAACGAAAGTAGCTCTAGTAGCTGCAGTAGTGGTGACCTTATCAGCCATAGTGCCTAACGCTAACGCAAGTGGTGTAGCTAAGTGGGGTGGTAGCACAGGAACCTTTAGTAACTCATGTGAGTTTAAGACTAACACAGTAGGTGTCATGGCCCTTACAGATAACGTATGGACAGCCACAACACCTGCTGTAGTTAAACTTAAGACACGCAACATGAATAATGTTAAGGTCACCCCTACAGACGGTAAGGTACGTAAGGCAAGCAATGGCGCTGATGTAGGTGCTTTTGCTATTGACTATGCAACCTCAACTGTAACAGGTGGCGGCGTAGGTGATGCCACAGTTAACATCAATACAGGTAACATTAATATTGATAGCTTGAATAGTGGTACTGGAGCTAAGGTGTTTACTATTAACATTGACGGCACAGCGACTATGACTAACACTGACGCACTTGAGAGTAGTACAGCTTACATCATCAAGCACACAGTGACCTGCACACAGTAATGCGCTTATGGCCCTTAGTAGTGTTGCTTCTGTCACCAACGGCGCTAGCACACTCAATGTCCCCAGCATTTGAAGTTGAGCAAGCGTTGACAGAGGTACACTCTAAGGTCTATACTCTAACCAACGCTTATAATTATCCTGCAGTCTTTACAATGGAAGTATTGAACAAAGATGGGACAGATGCAGACGATTGGAAAGTTGATAAAAAAACATATAAACTCTTGCCTAATAGCAGAAGGGATGTTAAGATACAATTCAAGGTCAAAGGGCAGCGTAAGTTGCTAGTTTGTTCAACACTAACAGAAGTAGGGAAACAGAATGAAGAAGCAACTATTATTACTAGGATTTGCTCTAGGCTTATCATCAACAGCTATAGCAGCTAACTACTCGGTTACTACGTCCAATGGAAGCGCCTGTACACAGAATGAAGAGACAGCCGCTACTATGGAGTTTGGCACAGAGCTAGACACTATCACGCAACAAGGCAAGGTGTTTGCTAAGTGGGTCTTTAAGATAGGTCAGGAGGACTTAACTAAGATTGATTGTAGCCTTATGTATGCTAATGAAGTCGAGAGACAGACACTAGAGTTAGAAAGATTAAAGATGGAAATCAAGATGCTGAAGAGTCAGCTTAACCCAACACTACCAGCGTCTGGTGATGACTGGTAAC